GTGACTTTGGTGGAGTACGCAAGCACGTGAACGCTTTGTTTGTTCGGAGTAATTTGGTATTAATACCAAAACACTATTTTGAAGAAAGGGATTCTGTCGATGTCACTTTTTCGCGGAATTCCCCTGATAGTGTCGGAGGACGATTTCGAGCATTGTTAGAGTTGGAGAACTCTTACGTCATTCCAGATACCGATCTGGTGCTCTGTTATTGTCCGAATGGAGGTACTTTTAAAGATGTTAGTAAGTACCTTCCGCCCTCCAATATTGGTGACAGCACTTTCATTATGCTGTACCGGAATCGTGAAGGTGAGTTGTTTGAACACGGTGGTTCTTATAAAGCCGGTGTTGTCAATAATTCCCTTTGTGATTTCGATGGTGGTATGTACAAGCATTTGTCCATCAATACCTTTGGAGGATTGTGCGGTTCAGTGATTGTTTCTATGGATAGGAATCCGTATATCGCTGGAGTGCACTTAGGAGGCATTTCCGGTAAGCCTGAAGGATGTTTTGGTACCTTGTACCAATCTTCTGTGCGAGAAGCTGTTAGTTTCTTGGAGAAGCGTTCTTCTAATCTTTTCACCAAGGATGGTGAATTCAAACCTCAAGTGTTGGGTATTAAGTTGCTCAACGTCGGTGAGGCTCATGCCAAGAGTCCAATGAGGTTTATGCCGGAAGGAACTGAATTTCAGTTCCATGGCCTTGCTCCGGGGCGCACGTCTACCAAGTCGTTGGTTAGGGTGTTGCCTACGTCAGAGCACGTTATGGATGTCTGTGATAATCCTAACGTTTATGGTCCGCCCAAGATGAATCCTGAGTGGGAAGCCTACCAGAAGGCGCTCGCCAATATGGCGATTCCTGCTAAGCAATATCCAGTTGCGTTATTGGATTGTGCTGTTGAGGATTATCAGAAGCCTTTGTTGGAGCTCGCCCGCTCTGACATGTGGAAGGATACTCGTCCTTTGACGCATATTCAGACCATTAATGGTATTCCTGGAGTTAGATTTGTTGATGCTATGCCCAAGTCTACTGCTATTGGATTTCCTTTGGTTGGACCCAAATCCAACTTTATGGTTGAATTGCCAGCAGATGAGATTTATCAACACAAGTTTGATTTTGAGCAAGATATTTTAGCTGAAATTGAGCGTGTTGGTA